GCGCCGCTTGTGCCGGCGACCCCGGCGACCATGCTCCGCAGCCTCGCGGGCTGCAATCTGTTCCTTGTTCATGCTTGCACCTTTCTCTTGCTTGCCCAGGATCGGGCGGGGGGGGATTGCACGTATCTCCAGCGCAACTAAGCTAGATGAATCCGCTCTTGAGGGCAAGCCACTCCGGGAGTGTGAACGTGCCGTCACCGTTGTCCTCAACCTGGGATTGTGGCACCCACGCAGTTGTTTTCCCATCATAGAGTTGGAACGCTTTCTCAGTCTCGGCTCGCTTCTCACCTGCAATATCGATCGAGCTTTTCGTGACACCGAAAGCATGGTCCATTTCATCGAAAGCTATTGCCATCGCCCCAAACTATCCCTTGACTGATGCAACCAATTGTTTCGTACCGGCCTGCATTTCATCTTTACAAAACGTTCTTTGATCCCCCACTTATAAGCCCACACTCGTTGCTGCGTTTGGACTGCATGAATCGGATATCCCAACTGTCTCAGTGACCAAATATGAGCCTTTAGTACGCTCCTATTCGGTTTTGTGGGACCGCGGTAGATAGCAAAAAATAGCCAATTTGCGTCACACTCTCCATTGCGACGGACGGCCGCAGCAATCCGTTCAGGTACCTTAAGCCGATTTTTACCGTGACCCGCCACAATAGTGGGTGGGCGGGTGGGCTGCAAAACATTCACTTTTTCTTTCCTCCGCCAGCTCGTTGCGCTGCTAGTTCAGGGTGCATTTGCAGCATCTTCTTTTGCTGCCGGCGTCTCTTGCGCAGCGAGTGCAACAGCGTGTCCCGCGACGGCGGGTTCGTCATCCGGATGAAGTCCTCGTCGTCGATCGTCTGGAACTTCCGGAACACCATCGCCAGTTCGCGCGACTCGTCACCGAACAGCGGTGAGTGCGAGTGACCGTCGACCCTCATCTTCACGTCGCCAGCGTCGCAAGCGAGAAACTCATGCACCTTATCGTTCTCGTCGGGTGCCGTATGCAGCTTGTCCTTGTCGTGCGCCATCTTCAACTTGAGGCCCACGTCACCGATCTTCACCAAAGCGGGTTCTAGGGCGAGCGCTGCTTTCTTGATGCGGCCGGAACCGGATTTCTTGAGGTCAGCCGCGTGTTGGTGCGAACGCACGCCGCGTTCACTGTGACCTGACACGACATCAGTGAGGCCGGATGCCTCCTTGAACATTCCCTTTATCTCTTTGTACTCGGCAAAGATATCCGCCGGCATGTCCGGCGCGAATTCCTCCACCTTAGCCTGCGGTAACTGGTCGAACAAATACGATCCAGCCCCCCCAAACGCTGACATCTTTTCTTCAGTAAGACCGAGAAAACCCGAACCGGCTTTTGGCGGGTCCGCCTGCCGATCTAGGATATCGTCTATCTGATCGATGCGCCGCAACAGCCAATCCTGCAACGGGATCAGAGCATCAATATGCGCCTTTCCCCAAAAATAGTTATATTTGGTATATGGCTGTATTTTAGAGAACGGATGACAACCAGGAAGGAAGGGGTTTGAGTCTGAAATCTTACCGCCGAGCTTATCCATTCTTCCAAACAGATCGATAACATTTGCGGTCGCCTTCTTATAAGTTTTGATCGTCTCCACGCTGTCTCCGGCAAGTATGTCCGGTTCGATCATGTGAAACACTCGATAATCCAACGTGCGATCATCCCATGCCCATAGCTCATTCCATCTAACAAGCGGTACGGACGACTTTGCCTGATACGTCATCGTCGGAGAATAGTCAGGATTTACCTGACCGAACAGGGTGCCGGTGAGGCTTGCGCCAGTCGCACCGGAGATAATCATGCGTTGTAGCATTTCAGGAAACGGCGACATGGCGCCTGAATGCGTTACCTGTATCCTCTCGATATCGTCGCCGCGTCCAGCCATCAACAGTTTGCCGACGGCCTGCTGATACTCAATGAAATAGGTATGAACGAAACAGCTTTGGCTATCCAGGTCGGTAATATCCTCTCGGTATACTCCGAAATTATGCGGAGGAACCAACTCGATAAACCACTCCTCGCGATCGCGGTTCCATCCCTGTTTCGTGATCATAGTATCGTAAACTAGAGACCACGGTATTGCCTGCATTATCGCATCTGATATTCCTGACTCTTGGAAATCCTCGTTGAAATCGTCTTGCAGAGCGAGTGCTTTCAACACTGCCAAATCGTCGGCAGATGTGTCTGCCGCAATGTGATAAAAGGCATGGTCAGGCGCGTACAAAAACGATGTCACGAGGTCGAGATGACTTTCGATGACGTTCTCGCGCGCCGGTTCAAGACCATTGCTTCCGAACAGATAATATTTCTCACGCCACTGGTAGAGTTTGTCGCGTTCGTCTCGTGTTGAGAGGCAGCGCTCATTCAGGTAGCGCACGCACTTTCGCAGTTCGTCTTTTTCCGTGGGGAAAATCATACGGCACGCTGTTTCGTTCGAGCCATGACGATGGCGTTTGCCTCCGGACCTGGTATCGATGCCGAGCGGTCACGCGCCACGCCGATTTGCACCTTACCACGAACATCAACCGGAGATGAAGACTGCACGCAGATTGCTCCGTGGGCCGACACGGGTGCCGAGAGACCGGGACCGAAATGTCGGATTCCTAGTTCCGGAGAGATGGGAGGCACATGCACGCGCGGTGCGGCTCTGTTCAACCGAGACGGCGATGGCGAGTTGAGGTTCGTCATGCCATGCTGATCGGCAATCGAGCGTAGGTTACGATCTACCCGCGGTGCCATCGACATGATATGGCCGCCACCAGGTATCCAGGACACGCGCACACACCCGCACTCTGGGCATGGCGGGTTCGCCGTATCGAACGAATGGAACGTGTGGCCGCAACGGTCGTTCAAACAATGCCAGTCGCGCGAGATCACTTCGCCGGCCTCTTTCTGCGGTCAGCAACTGCGCGCTGCTTTTTGCCTTCATCAAAAGCCTTAGAATATGCGTCTGCCGCCACTCTTTCACCGGCATAAAAACTCTCGTGGCCGAAATAGCCGTCGTCGAAACCCTGGCGTTCCGCCTCAACCAGCGGATTGCGTGGTGTCCTCGGTAGCTTGTCAAATGCAGTTTCCCTGACGGTAGCCTTTGTCAGATGGTGATTGTGTGATCGTATCATATCGTCACCGAAATGTTAGAGCGCTTCAGGTAGTTCAGGATCAGTTTGTCGATCGGCTGTTCTCCGCCGCGGGCGTCGATATCCATAGCACGCTCGCGGGTCATTTTCATCCCGATCAACATCGGTTGCAACCACTTTCGCCAGCAGTGATATGCCATGGCCGCGGTCACAGCCCGGTCGTCGTTGCCACCGCCATCGGCCTTGATGGATCCATTGTCGTTAACGAGCCGCCGCATTTCCTCGACCAACGGCAACGACCTTATTTCCATTCTACCTAGTTCTACTGCGCTCTTAAAACCGGCCATTAACATCCGCTTTATCTCTTCCGACATGAAAAGATGATAGGCCAGCTCGCCTGACATCGAGTCAATGCGCTGATAAAAGAAATCACGCATGTTACGAAGGCAGTTTTTCAATTCATAGTTATCTGACGTTGGTGGCATTTCACGCAAATATGATTGAACCCTCCTTAGTTCCTCAAAAACGTCTTTTCCTGGTCCGTTTATTTCTAGTATTACTCGGCTATCTTTTCGACCATAGAAACCAGCTAAGTGGGCAATTATCCAGGCAGTTTGATAAGTTGTAGGGTTATACGTGCAGAACTCAGCAACCTGCACTATACACTCTGCGAATGCTCGCCATACCTGTATGCATGTGTTATCTGCCTCATCAGATGATCCATAGGCTGGGTCGCAACTGACGACATAATAACCGAACTTCGACGAATGTTCCCATACTCTCAACTCGGCTCTCAAATCATTAACTTGGTAAACATCGATTTCCTCCCATCGACGCGTCATCTTATATCGATACGTCTGAAACGGTCTCCGATGCGCGTCACGAGTAATCTGCGTCAGCACGGGAGCGGTGAAGTATTTAGACCCGGTTGACTGGAACGCGTCTTCCTCCGTGAACGGGAACTCTTGATCCATTATTGATTGGTCGTTTGCAAACTCTTCCTCTAGTTTCCACCTGTACCAAGACATTTGCTGTAAACTGATGTCGAAACCATATTGTTGTTTAACAGCTCGCACTCGTTCCCGTTCCAACTGAGAAAGACGTGCGTTTGGCGCGAACATGGCGAATCGAGGGTCTTTAACATGGAATTGATTTCTTTCATCTCGCCACCATCCAGAGAATATGAATCTTATGGTTTTCGACGTTTTGGCCGATTGGCATCTATCATAAAAGTGGTTGAAACTATTTGCCGTACTTTCTTCTACCTGTAACCTGTGTTGATATATAGAAGAGATAGATGATCTAAACGCTTTCAAATCCTCTTCATTTGCGTAAAATGCTACTTCTGTTCCGTGAACGTAATTCGTCGCCATCGACCGTCCGAGGCCGCCGCCGCTGTTTTCCTGCACACCTCCGATCAAATATGAAAAACTGGAATCATTATCCAACAAAAGGATATTTCTGTTGTGTGCCACTACGTTTGGACGAAACTTTTGCTTTTTTCCTTTAACAGTTATAAATCTCGGCATTGACGCCAAAAGCACTTCTATCTGCGCCCTCCACTTCGCAAGGGCTTTTTCCTCGTGAAGTATGAATGTTCCTAACAGTCCAGGATAGTTGAGAGCATAGAAAAAATCTATCGCCAGCATCAACGTAGTCGATCCCTGCTGGCGACCCTTCAGGATAATGAATGTTGTTATTCCTTCTTTAATTCCTTTAACAATTTCGTCTAAAATATACGTTTGACTTCCGAGCAATGTCAGCGGTATGCGACCGTAGTCGCGCGACTGTATCTTGAGATGTTTGATGTACCGCTTGAACTTGGCTAATGGGAACGGCGCGACGCGGCTGACATCACCGATTTTTGGGGGTCTCTTTTTTTGTCCCATAGCCTATGCCCGTAATCCACAAGTTTATTGTACGTAACCATATAGTCAATCCAACCCATCTCGTCTAATAGATCAATGATTCGATCCGGAGGCGAGTCGCCTCCCCCGCTGAGACGAGGGAGGCTAGTTGGAGTCACAGTGTAGAGAGCTGTTTGCGTGTTCTTGCCCACTAGAGTTGCGTGCATCACCTCCCTTCGTTTTGGATATGCAACGGCGGCCTTTCGTGATGACGAGGCCGCCGTTGCAATTGAAACGTTTGACCAGCACTTTTCCCCATCATGTCCGGAGACATGATATCCCCAATAGGAGTGAGCGGCTATCCCGTGAACAGCCCTGACCGCTGCGGGCGATGACAGGCATTCTGCTTTTGCCATCAGTGGATATGCAAGGATCACAAAGACGAAACACAATGCTAGTACGATCCACCAAAGGTATTTCGACATTTGTTTACCCTGCGACTGCAAATATGATGTGGCGCCAGAGACGGGCCTTCATCTGCTGAGAGAACGTCAACTCGTCGAACGGCACAAGATTCGGATGGTCAGGATCGGCAACCACCATCCTAGCGCGCCACGCATCATGCTGCGCTGATATGCTGGATGTGGGGTGACTTGCCAGCCATTTCACAGAGTCAACAATTTCATCTCGTTGATTTGGTAATAATTCGTCCCACGGAGGCGGCCACTTTTCTCCGATAATACTTTCCCATGCGCGATGACATTCGTAGCCCAGCTCCGCCATAACATCTAACGTCTGGTACAACTCGCGGTCGTTGGCAGCTTCTTTCGGCTGTTCTGTTGGTCCGGTGAAGCGAACGGATTCGTTATTGTCGTTTATCCAATTCGTGTCAGTCACAGTTCCACCTTTATATTTTCATCAACACTTTTGTTGTGTTGCTCTACTACGCTTTGTGCTAGCGACAACGGATGACCACGATAAAACCAACAGACCAAAGATGGCACCGCTAATTCTTCGTCTATTTCTTCGATTCCATAGCCTCCGTACCAAGGTGGCGATTTAAGATTCCATTTGTTCTCCGCAATACGCCACTTTTTCACAGTTCCCCCTTGGTCATCTTTTCGAGGTCTGTGCGCATCTGCTGGAACGGCATTGGCGGCAAACCGTCCTCACCGCGCTGGCGGCGGGCCACGACATCAAGGAGCTGCATATCTCCGTATGCCTGGCGGATGGTGCGCTGCATCTGCCGCACGTAGCGCTTAAGCGCACGATCGTACGGTGTTGGAGCTACGCCGGCCATCTGGCGCAAGAGGCGATTTGCACGCACCGTTCCCTCACAGAGTGAAGCTGAGTTGTTTCGGCGTCTTTTCCACAGTTCCAGAACTCGCGTCAAGGAATGCGGAATTGGCCTGATTAAATTTTTCAGACAATGCATTGAAAATTTTGTCGATGTCCTCTTGCGTCCAATCGTAGCTCGCTGTGTTGGCGAGCTTCTGAAGCGCAGACAGAGCGTCTATCGCGCGCGATACGCGACCGGATGCAAGACGTACAAAATTGTCTCGCTTTTTGTTCTCCACAGCTTCCGATGAGTTTTCGGTCTCACCATCTGATCCACCGTTTTGTGTGATTTTTTTCCTTGCCATTTTCAAGTCTCCCAGAGCGTGCTAATAGGATTAGACAAATTACCACGTTGGGAAAAACAATCAATGATTTCCTATGCTGAAAAGCTTCAGTGCATCGAACGCGAAATCGCGATGCGTCGCCGCGTGTATCCGA